GGTTGCCCTATACCGCTTTGGTGATCCGGTTTGTCCTCCGGAGCTGAATCTTCAACAGCATTTTGATACAAGCAGTCCCCCTCAGGGGCGGCACTGGCCTATCGTATGACTTTGTCAGAGATAGGTGGTTGGGTGAAACCCAGCGGCGAATCGATTTGCGACTGCAGGATGATGTAAGGGAGGGCGATATGGTGAAGAGTAGGTAAAAATACCTGTTATGCTGGCCAGCAGCTTTGTATCTGGTGAAAAGACAGACTTCCCGTCTGCAGAAAATAAAGGGAGTGAAAGAAAATCACATCAATCCGTTTTTAGGGCGAACGTTAAAGCCCGAACACGAAGATCAACGATATGGCCACAAACACGTGTATAAAGAACAACATTGCCATTCAACTGGATGTAACTGCTACGGTGTTACACGAAGGCCCGTCCACGGCGGGGAGTCAGACTCCCCTTGTGGGAGCTTCTCCGCAGTCCGTTAGCCGTCAGTTGGAGTTTAGCGATAGACAGTCGCGTGAACCTTGCGTTTCAGGTTCTTCTCTACCCGGCGCGTCGTGGATGGGAGGTAGTGCTAGGTCAGACCTCTCCAGATCAACCGATATCATTCCGGTTGGAAAACGAATAGATGATAATTACGAACACTGGAAGGACGGGAAAGGAGGGGAGGTATTGTGCTGTCGTGACAGACGTTGCGTCCGTGAGCGGGCATGGCAGGCGGAGTGGGGTGTTTATCCCCGTCTCTATAACCACCATCAGCCGGCGAACGCACCCCCTCCAAACGCTCTTCCGTTCCGGCCTGTAAGCTATCGAAACTTTCCTTATAAAAACGCGCATCGGTTTAGGGAGGATCTCTTGTCCAAGAGAGCTTCGTACGACGCCGAGTTTGTGCTGGAACAGACAATTGCACGTCTGGGTCCGGAGGAATGCGATTTCGAAGACTATAGCCTTAGAGAAGGTGTAGTTGACAAAGTAGAGGAACTAGTGAGTGAAATGGCTCAAGGAGTGGCCCGAGACGACGAAGCTAACCCGTATACGGTGCTTTGCGACGAAGTCGAGGACGGTTGCTCTGAGAGCCGACGTCTATATAAGAGATGTAAGAAACTAGTGGAATTCTACGAGGAGATGGGCGTACCTCGTAGCGGAAAAGAACCGCCTCAGCATATAATATGCGGACAGCTCCGCGCTGCCGTGCGACAATGTTTCTCGGATGAGTTATCTATCATTTGGGAACTCAGCTTCAAGACCATTCAGAAGATTGAAAAATCGTGCTGTGGGGTCTGTTTGCCTCTTTTTGAAGAGAAGCTGAGCCAATGGAAAGAGGCTAGATTTCACCCAGTTGCTGTCGATAGTGAGCATCTCGAGCGATTTAGAATCGCGATGCGCGCAAATATCGAAAAGGGATGGGATCGACGACGTGCTCCTTTTATTCCGAACGGTCACGCTACCCGGCGTTACACAAGGAAAGAAGGAGGTAATTGGAATCGGGAAAGTTTTGACAGCGAGTGTCGCACCGAATTAGTGTTCTCCTCAGGCAAACCCAGAGTTGTTACCCTGTACTCTGCTGAGAATACACGACGTTTGGCCCCGTTACATTACTCCTTGTATGACATGTTAAAAAAGAGAGGGTGGTTGCTTGTTGGAGACCCAACCGATAAGCACGTCCAGAGCCTTGAAGGCGCTTCTCTACTGAGTTTTGATTACTCGTCGGCTACTGACAATATCAAGTCGGCTTACGTCAGAGTTGCAGTTGAGGTTCTGGAGGAGATGGCTGACCACATTACGGATGAAGAACACCAGGCATTGCAAGTGCTTGCAAACCTCCGTCTTGATGGGAGAGAGACTTTTACAGGGCAGCCCATGGGCTCTGTTATGTCTTTTCCGCTTTTGTGCATC